CAGTCACGAATACCACCAAAAACTTTCTTGCCGGTTTTGCTAATTCCGCTCCAAATATCACCAACGAAACTGCTAATCGCATTCCAGGTCGTATTCCAAGTATTCGATATGCTTTTCAAAATTGGCGAAATTACCGACTCAACAGCTTTCATACCTGCTGACACAATTTTTTTAATTGTGTTCCAAGCAGCTGAAAAAAGCGACTGAATCAGCTGAAGACCCGCTTGAATCGGTTTTGCAATTGGCTTCCAAATTGCACTAGCTATCGTAACTAATCCATTCCAAGCAGTTTGCCAAACCTTTTTAACCTGCGGCCACAATTTGCTAATCGCTGAGGTAATCCCTTTAACAAGTGGTTTCATGATGGTAATTCCAATCCCGACGGGCAATGCTAAAGCATAAACAAACGCCATGATTGCAGCTTTACCTATCTTTTTCAAGATACTACCGATCTTGCTAAACGTTTTCCCAATCGTGCTAACAATCTTTGAAATCTCTTTACCAATGGCTTTCTCCCAGCCTAGTTGACCAGTAAAGAATTTGCCAATACCAATAAAGAAATCTTTTGTAGCTGCTAACGCCTTATTAACACCATCACGGAATGTTTTTGAGTGCTTATAGGCAGTTGCAAACGCAACACCTAACGCTACAACTGCCGTTACTACAATCCCTACCGGATTTGTTGCAAAAGCAAATTTAAGCAGTGCCAGTGCTCCTTGCAAACTCTTAATGCTAGTGATGATGTTCTTAATTGCTGTTAAGCCCGCAAGGGCCTTTTTAAAAGCATTAACAACAGTTATTGCGCCTTTAGCAGCCATTAACCCTGTAACGACTGAAGTGATTGCAAGTCCAAGTGCCTTCAACGCCTTTTGATGGCTTGCGATTCCCTTCAATGCATTGTTAAGCTGCTTAGCAAAACCTGAACTGTTTTTTAGCCCTTTGAGAGCATTTATAACATCTTGAATAGGGGCAACCATGCCTTCAAAGACTGTTTTGGCAATCTCTCCTAATGTCTCAAATGCTGGTATAAATGGCTTTAACCATTTTCCTAAGCTTTCAAAGGCTTGTTCCCCGTTCTTCCCAAAAGAACTAAAGTGTGACGAAAGCTTATTAATATTTTCACCAATACTTGAACCCGTTAATGTTTTAACCATATCGTCAAAACCGCGGATAACTGCTTCTAAGGCAATTTTAGTACGGTTTTTTAAGTTTTCCATTGCGGTGCCGATACCATTAGTGGCATTCAATGCTGTCTTATGGAATCCATCAGCACCGCCATCTAACTCAATGAAACGTTGATTCAATTGTTTCATTGAGATTTCGCCAGAATCAAGTTTGTTATACAGCTCTTGAGTCGAGCCACTCGCAATCCCGAAAGATTTTGCAACTTTTTGCAGAGATGCCGGCATAGTTTCTTCGATCGACCGCCAGCCCATCATATCAACCTTGCCGTTAGCCAACATTTGCTTGTATTGTTCTAGTCCACGAGAAGCATCAGCTGTCGACGCATTGGAAGCCAAGAATGCATCGTTTAACGCCAGAGTAGCTTTAGCTGCTTCTTTTGCATTATCTGATAATGGCATAAAGACTTGAGTAGTCTGCGCTACTTGATCAAGCGAAGTTGGCAAACCTTGAATCCCATTCGACAAAGTCTTAATTGCTGCGTTTGAGTCTTTAGCGCTAGCTCCCATTGACTGCATGACTTTAGGAAAGTTATTCAGTGTATCATAACGACTAATCGCACCTGAAAGCTGTTCAGATACAGTCGCCGATGCTTTAGCAGCTATCTGATAAATGCCTAACCCTGTCACAATATTTTTAACGCTCGATAGCATGCTTTTAGAGCTGCTATTCACGTTATATTGCGCCCGACCAAGCAATCCAATATGTTGTTCAGCGCTTGAAGTATCTGCTTCGAATTTAGTTGTATGTTCCGTCGGAACATCTTCAATCCCTTTTTTAATTCGCTTAATCGGCTCAGAAGCATTATCGTTCAGTTTTACATCTGACCGCTTTTCCTTAGGAATTTGGCTTAAGGCATGCTGAAAATCAACAATTCCCTTATCTTGAAAATCAGTTAACAGTTTGACTCGTTCTTCTTTAGGCAGAAGCTTCAGAAACTTGTCAAATTCTTCAATGCCCGCCTTATTGCCAATCGCCCGTAATTCAGTACGCGCTTCCTTTGGCAAATGGCGAACATCTTCAGAAATTTCCTTAATCTTTGCTTTGGCAGTTTCAGCATCAACACCAAATTTAATTTTATGATCGGCCTTACCAATCCCATTAAGAATGTCTTTTATCTTTTCTGAATCGCTCTGCACATTATCAGTCGCAAGATCAACTTCGATCGTAACTTTGCCGTCCGCTGCCATAACCTACCTCCTTTCTATTCGGCAAATAAAGCGTCAAGCATGGCATCAGTCCGTTGCGTTTGTGCATCTACGGAAGCACCATCTGTCAGCCGGTAATACTGCTGCTGTTCCATTAACTGAGCCAGCTCTTCGCCTTCAAGTCCGTCTGCTTTTCGTTGTCGAATGCTGACAATCTGACGAAACTGCGTTTCGGGACCCAAACCATCAAGGAGTGCCTTAAATTTATCCCAATGAAGTTTGCCTTGTTCTTCAACTAAATCAATTCCGTATTGCTCCATAAACGAGGCGTAGATCGCCGGAGCGTCTTGCGTAAAGCTGAAATATCTAATCGGTACTTGATTACTGTCACTATTCTTGACGTCGTTCCCATACGGACTAGCGCTAACATACTCGCCAAGCAGCTTAACAACGTTCATCAAGAACTCTGGATCTTCTGGAATTGATTCATCAAAGAAAATGTGAAATGCTGCAATAATTTTTTCGGCTTCATCAAAATCGGTATCATCAAGCAGCTGATAGAACCTCAACACATTATCAAAAGTCAAATCAATTGGATATTCCCGGCCTTTGTAAGCAATTGACTGTGTCAATTCCTCTGTTAGTGAAAGCATTTAACATCACTTCTTCTTACGGCGCTGATAACGATTCAGCTTTTGATTCTCACGTTGCTTCTGCAGCTTTTCAGCTTCACCATTTACTTCGCTAAGAACATTTGCTAACTGCGTCGTTGAATTACCTACCCGCTTATAGAGTTCTTTACCTAACCCAGGTTCGTTGAACATTTCATCAAAGACATTTTCTAAAATGAAACGAACATCATTAAACGCTGTTTCCAGCTTTTGCTTAGCCTCTTCACGCGGCATTTTTGCCAAGTCTGCATTAAAAAGCTTCTCTGCTTCTGCAATTCGTTGCTGAGAGTCCACTAAGATATTAGTCAGATGCTTAGAAAGGACATCATCAAGTCTTGCAGAAACCGTCTTAAAGCCAAAATCAACTTCCAGCGTTGGTGCTTTATATTTATTAAGATCAAGAACTAATGCCATGTTATTTTCCTCCAAAACTTAACCGCCCCAACTGGTACTGTGTATTTCGCAGGCGATTTAATACGTATTAATTAATGATTTTCACCAGTGGGTACAGATGATGCTGGCGTCGTCACACCAGTTGTGGCGTTGCCAGTCGATGCGGTTGCATTAAGCGTAATACCGTCAATCTTTGGTGAAATTGTATCGTTTTCATCAGCTACCGTTACCGGAATCGGCGTTCTAAGCTTATACAGTTTGCCTTGAATATTAACCGTGAATGTTAATGTTGCTCCAGCATTTGAGTTACCACCATTGGGTACCAAAGCAGAAATTGCAGCAACCCCAATCATCTGATTACCATCAGGGTCAACAATCAAGAACCGGGTTTCTAGATCCGTCCCTAGCTTGTTTTGCAAGCCAATTACATATTCTTGGGCTGGATCGTTAGCCATCTTGACCCCAGTAAAGGCAAATGAAAAACGTTTACCAACAACGTCTGTCGAGCCAAAGCCCTCATCATCAAGATACGTGTTGTTGATCGTTGTTTCATTACCAGAAAAGGTTGTCCCGGTAAAGCCTGCCCCCAAGCGGGCAAATTTAGCATTCGTCAGATCAGTTAAATCAGTACCGCCAGCCGTATCAATAAAATATTTGTACCGACTAGCAAGCACAATTCCGCTAGTTTTTACTGCCATTGCAATACTTCCTTTCTAAATTTAATTAAATGTTTCTACTTGAACCGTAAAGTCCAAGATATAATTAAGCGCATTGTTTAAATCAGCACCTGTCAGCGTTGGAAATGACGCTACTTGCGCTTGATCGAACGCAAAAGAGCCATCAGCGCTTTCTAAATAAAAGTCCTCATTACCAATCAGATTAGCAATCTGCCAAAGCGTATTATTAATTAACGCTTCATCAGTGCCGCGCATAACGACTTCATAAATAAATTCCACAACTTTGTTGCCTACCAAATCTTCAGAAATCACTTGCGAATTAGGCAGAACCAACAAACCGATTTCTGGATCTTCTTTTCCTGTCAAGGCTGCGGAATATACGGTTACTGGCAGATCAAGCGAATTAATTTTTTCAACTAAGCGTTCTGTTAAATCCATCTCAGCCCTCCATCAGACTCTTTTTAGCGATATTAGCCCACTTGCGAGAGTACAAAGCCTTAGCTCTTAAATCCCAGCGCTTAGAAGCTTGCGGGTGTGGCGTACGAGTGTAGTTGCGGACCGGCGAACCATTAACAATCCCATAGAATTGTGCTCGAGCATACGGCGTTGTATACGTAATTTCAGAACCGTTCGCATTAATATGTGCAGATTGACTTAATTTGCCATTTTTAAACGGTACGAATTGGTCCATGTCTGACATCATCTGATTAGCCATGACATAACGCGCCTTATCAAGCTTTGCTTGTGAAAAACGCTTATCTAAATTTAATTTGACGTTAACTTTAACCATTAGAGCACCTCCAATTCGTAGGAATATACTTCGTTGCTGAATGGTTCGCGATTGTCAACGATCTTTGTAATCGTATAGTCGCGTCCCTCAAACAATAAATGCCAGCCTACACAATCAGGTGTTAGCTCTGGCAGCGGTTCGGTAACTTTC